GAACGCGTCGCGTATCTGAACGACCGGGGCCAGTTGGTGACCGCATGGGCCGACGAACTGCCGGAGACGCTTGACCCGGCGAGCATTCAGCAGCGGCGGATGACCGAGCAGCGGTCGGTCATGTGGTACAAGCTGAACGGGCAGGAAATTCTCGAAGAAGCCGAGTGGGATGGGCAGTATATCCCCATCATTCCAGTCATTGGCCGCGAGCAGAATATTGACGGCAAGCGCAAGTGGCTGGGGATCGTGCATCCGTCCAAGGACGGGCAGCGGCTGTTTAACTACGCGGTGTCCACGGCGGTCGAGACGGCGGCACTGGAACCCAAAGCCCCGTTTATTGGGTATGAGGGCCAGTTTGAGGGCCATGAGCAGGCGTGGGCGCAGGCCAACATCCGCAACTTCCCGTATCTGGAAGTGAAGCCCATTACGCTGGGCGGACAGGTCGTCCCGCTGCCGCAGCGCAATACCGCAGGCGCAAACCTCGGCCCGTCGTTGGCGCTGGTCGATCAGGCCGACAGCTACATCAAATCCACGACCTTTGTGTATGACCCGTCGCTGGGGTCGAGTGCGGGGTCGCGGTCGGGCCGAGCGGTGCTGGCCCTCCAGCAGCAGGCCGATATCGGCAACTCCAACTATCTGGACAATCTGGCGTCCGTCTCGATGACGTATGAGGCCAAAGTCCTGTTGGACTTGATCCCGAAAATCTACGACCGGCCCGGACGCGTGGCGCGAATTCTGGGCACCGATGATGAAGTGAAACAGGTCATGCTGAACGCGCCCTTCAGCATGTCCGAGAGTGGCCGTCCCGTCCCGATGCTGCCGGGCACCCCCCCTTCTTCTCCGGTGCCGGGGGGACGGCCACGCAATATCAAGCGGTATGACTTGGCGCAGGGCAAATACGTCGCCACGGTCAGTGTGGGTCGGGCCTATCGCACCCGCGTCGAGCAGGGCGCGGATGAACTGGCGCAGGTGTTGCAGGCCAGCCCGAACCTGATGCCGCTGATTGGCGACCTCTACTTCAAGTATCGAGATTTTCCGGGCCACTTGGAGATTGCCCGTCGCCTGAAGAAGATGGCCCCGCCCGAAGTGCGCGAGGACGATCAGGAACTTGACCCGCAGCAGTTGATGGCCCAGTTGGAGCAGATCAAGGCGGAATCCGGCCAGATGATCGAGCAGATGACCAAGCAGATGGAGGAAATGACCAAGACCATTGAGGGGAAGGTCATTGAGCAGCAAGCCCTCCTCCAGAAGGCCCAGATTGAAGCGCAGGCGCGGGTGCAGGTGGCTGAAATTCAGGCACAGGCGCAGATGGCGGTCATTAACCAGAAGACCACCTCGGGTGACCTGAAGGCGCAGTTGTCGTCCGAGACGACGTTGCTGACGAAGCAGCGCGACACGGACGCCAAGATGCAGTTGGAACTGCTGAAACAGATTGCCAAACAGCAGCAGCAGATGCGGGAGTCGGCAAACGTCTCGCCCACCGTCAATGTGGTGGTGAATGCCGAAGGCCCGGACGAAGAAGAGTCGGACGACAACGGCGAGATGAACCTCGGCGGGTATCCGTCGCGTGAGGAGGCTGAATGAGTGTGACCGTGGAATCTGAGTCGTTTGTGGTCGATACGAATACCGGCACCGCCGAGCAGGTGATGGCCGATCTCCAGACCGGAGACGCCACCCTCCAGAAAGACCCCGACTCCGCGACCGCTGCGGCCCCGAGCGACCCTGTGCCAACCGAGGCGTCTGATGCTGGGAAAGCCCTCGCGAACCGCAAGCGGTCACTCGAAGGCCGGAAGCAGACCATTCAGGATGAGATCAATGCCCTTGTGCGGCAGCGCGGTGACACGCAGCGGGAACGCGATGCGATTGCCCGGGAACTGGAGTCGCTCCGCGCCGAAAAAGCGCGGCTGAGTGCGCCACAGGCGTCGATGCCGATGGCGGCAGCGACCCAGCCCGTGCCTCCGGCCAGTGATGATCAGGAACCGACCGAAGAGCAGTTCAGCGACTACGCCTCGTATGTGAAGGCACAGGCGCGGTGGCAGGCGCGGGAAGCGATTCGGGCGTTTCAGGAAGAGACGCGGCAGCAGCAGGCCGCGCACTCGCGGCAGCAGTGGCAGCAGTCGCGTGACCAGCAGTTTGCGGAGCGGCTGACCGAAGCCGCCAGCCGCATTCCGGATTTCAATGTCTTGGTGAATCGGGAGGACATTGAACTCTCTCCGCCAATGGTGGATGCCATCAAGGAGTCGCCTGTGGCGGCAGAATTGATGGTGCACATGGCGCACTATCCCGAAGACGCCCAGCGCATTGCCGCGCTGCACCCCGTATTGGCATTCGGGGAAATGAAGAAACTGGAAGCCCGTCTGGAGATCGCGTCAGGCCGTGGGTCATCGACTCCAGCATTTACTTTCTCGAAGGCAAAACCCCCCATCCGACCCGTGGGGAGTGCGCCGTCACGTACCGTGGACGACGCGACTGACATGGACTTTGGGCCGGAATACGTCCGGCGCATGAACACGCAGGAGCGAAAGGCTCGACGGTACTGAGGTTAACATGGCGAATACACTCGTAACTCCGACTTGGTACACGAAGGAGACGGCACGTATTCTGGTGAACAATCTGAAGTTCGCCGCAAACGTGAACCGTTCGTACGATGATCAGTATGTGCAGGCAGGCGCGAAGGTGGGCTACACCGTCAACGCCCGACTGCCGCAGCGGTTTCAGGTGACGGAAGGGCAGGCCCTCCAGATTCAGGGGCTGAACGACCAGTATGTCCCGATCACCCTGACCCACCAGAAGAACGTCGCGTTCTCGTGGTCAACCGCCTCGATGACGCAGGAAATCGACATGGTGCGGAAGCGGTATGTCGAACCGGCGGCGGTGGCACTGGCGAACATCGTGGACTACGACGGTCTGACGACGGTCTACAAGGACGTCTATCAGGCGGTCGGCACGCCCGGCACGGTGCCGAACAGCAACCTGACGTATCTTCAGGGCGGGGCCAAGCTGACCAACTCAGCCACGCCGTCCGAAGGCCGTCTGGCGATCCTCGACCCCGTGTCGATGGTGACCCTTGCCAACGCCAACCTGAGCCTCTTCAACCCTGCCGCGCAGATTTCCGAGGAATACCGCACGGGGCAGTTTGCCTCACGCGCCCTTGGATTTGCCGAGTGGTATGAAGACCAGAACGTGGCGAAGCACACGACCGGCACGTTCACGGCCTCGACCCCGCTGGTCAATGGGGCCAACCAGACCGGCTCGTCGATTATCGTGGATGGCTGGGCCTCGGGTGCGTCGTCGCTCAAGAAGGGCGACATCTTCACCATTGCTGGGGTCTATCAGGTCAACCCGGTGTCCTACGCCTCCACCGGTCAGCTCCAGCAGTTTGTGGTGACCGCCGATACGTCGGACTCGTCGGGGTCGATGACCATCCCGATCAGCCCGTCGATCATCACCTCGGGCCAGCTCCAGACGGTCAACGCGTCCCCGGCAGACAACGCCGTCGTGACGGTGCTGGGCGCGACCTCGGCCACCGCTGGCACGCTGGCGACCACCGTCACCCCGCAGTCGCTCCTGTATCATCCCGACGCGTTCGCGATGGTCATGGCCGACCTGCACAAGCCGTCGAGCGGTGCGGAGACGACCTCCGTCCGGTCGAAGGAACTGGGCATCAGCATCCGCATGGTGCAGCAGTACCAGATCGGCACCGATCAGGAGCCGACCCGTATGGACATCCTGTATGGCTGGGCCACGCTGCGTCCGCAGCTCGCGTGCCGCGTCTACAGCTAAGGTGAAGGAGACACAGACATCATGGCTCTGACTCGTACAACCATTTCAGCGGCGGTGTCCGCTGATGCGCTCATCATCCCGGTGACTTCGGCCTCCGGGTTTGCGGCTGGCAACTTCCTGCGTGTGGACAGTGAGTACATGCAGGTCGTGTCGGTCAGTGGCACCAACGTGTCTGTCCGGTCGCGCGGCGACTTTGGCAGCGCGGCGGCGGCCCACAACAGTCTGGCCCCGGCCACGACCGGCCTGACCTCCGACCTGCCGGACTTCCCGGTGGGACAGTCGGCGCAGCTTGACTCGGACGGCCAGATCATGGTCACCGCGTCGGTGGACGGTGCCCTCAGCATCCCGAGCCAGAACACGCTGGTGCTGGTGCAGAAGGCGGGCGTCTGCGCGATGACGCTGGCAGCTCCGTCCTTGGCAATGGACGGGCTGCTGGTGACCATCCTGTCGGCGACGGCCAACGCCCACACCGTGACCTACACGGCGGGGTTCTACGGCGACACCACCTCGTCGGACGTCGCGACGTTCGCCGCCAAGGTGGGCGCGTCGATGACCATTCAGGCGCAGGGTGGCAAGTGGGGCGTGGTGTCCCTTGCCAACGTGACGCTGGCGTAAGACGGGCGGGAGGGGGTTCGCCCCCTCCCCGCTCTTCGGAGGGCGTATGCAGATTGACCCGTACAACAAAGCGGAGGCCGTCACCAAGAGTGATACGGTCAACTTCCAGAACGGCCTGAGCGAAGCCCTACAGGTTGGAGGGGCCGGGATTGTCGCCGCCGTGTTTCAGGACGACAGCGTGGTGAACATCACGGCGGTTGCAGGGCAGGTGCTGCCCATCAAGATTAAGCGCGTCAACTCGACCAATACGACGGCGACGGTGATGACCGCGCTGTTTCGGGTGTGACATGCAAATCGACCCGTATAATGTGTGGGTGCCGGTGACCGCCAGCGATACGGTGGATTTGCCGAACATTGCCGACGCGCTGTATGCCGGGTCAAACGGCGTCATTCAGGCCGTGAGTCAGGATGGCACCGTGGTGGCGTTTCATTGCGTGACGGGGGTGGTCATCCCCATCAAGGTGAAGCGCGTCAATAGCACTAGCACCACCGCCAATAATGTCGTGGCGTTGTATCGGCAGTAGCCCATTTAGGGCGACCGTCCGCCTCCGGATTGAGGCGCAGAAGGTAGGATGGCATGGCAGTCGTTCGCACAGGGGAAACGGATTACGAGCAGGAGCTCCACAAGTGGGACAAGCCGTATCGGTATGAGCCGTATCCCAAGATGATTTATCGGGGCGTGCTGAAGGCCAATGGCAAGCACGACTTCGAGGACATGATTGTGAGCAGCGACCGCGAACTGGCCGCGATGAAGGCCGAGGGATGGGTCGAATCCCCCGACCACGCCGTGCTGGGCGTGGAGGCGCAGGAATCGGCTATTGCGAACGCGGCGGCAGAGAATGCGTTCAAGGCCAAGCGCATGAGCGCAAAGGCCCAGAAAGAACTGGCTGCGATTGAAGCGGCCACACACCGGCACGTAGCCGAGTAGCTACGCGCCCCGTGAGGGCGAGATGACGACACGCGATCTGATTAATGCCAGTCTGAAGCGACTGGGCGTGCTGGATGCGGCAGAAACCGCCGCTCCGCAGGACATGGCAGACGGGTTGCAGCGTCTGAACGACCTCATTGATGGCTGGGGGACGGAACGCCTCACCATCTATAAGAACGACCGCACCACATGGCCGCTGGTGCCGAATCAGGCGACCTACACCATCGGATCGGGCGGCGACTGTAACATCGTCCGCCCGGTCTTTATCAGCGACCTGAACTTCATTGATACGTCCCAAGACCCCGATCTGGAGATGGGGCTGTCCCCGCTCACGACGGATGCATGGTCACGCATCCCCCAGAAGGGGCTGACCAGCACGTATCCCACGAGTTTCTACTACAACGCGACCTATCCGCTGGCCGAGGTGACGTTCTGGATGATCCCGACGTCCTCGACGCTGCTGGGCGTGATTTACACCCCCACAGCGGTCACCGAACTCGGCCTGAACGATGTGATCAGTCTGCCGCCGGGGTATCGGCGGTTTCTGCGCGACAATCTGGCGGTCGAACTGGCCCCTGAGTTTGATTTGCAGCCGTCGCAGACGCTGGTGATGTCGGCGATGGAGTCGAAGGCGAACATCAAACGCGCCAACATTCGCCCGTATGACCTGTATGTCGACCCTGCGCTGCGTCCACGGCAGGGTCGCTACAACATCTTCTCGGATACCCCGTAATGGCCCAGTATCCCTTGTTCGTGAACGCGGCGTATCAGTCGCAGTCGCCCATTGCCGATCAGGAAGCCCTGATTAACTGGTATGTGGAGCAGATGGAATCGCCCGGGGCCACGGTCAAGACGGCCCTGTATCCGACGCCGGGGGTTGAGGCGTTTGCCACGGTGACGCAGCAGGGCGGACGGGCCATGTTTGCTCAGGCGGGGCGGTGTTTCGCCGTCATTGGGCAGAAGTTCTACGAGGTGTTCAGCGATGGCACCACGACCGACCGTGGCACCGTCGTCGATGACCTGCTCCCGGCGACCATTGCGTCCAACGGCGACGGCGGACAGGAACTGTTCATTACGTCCGGCGGACTGGGCTATACCTACGACCTCGTGACCAACACCCTGACGCAGACCGTGGGAGCGGGTGGCACGAATCTGACCTCGGCGGTGGCGTCGTTTGGCGGGTCGCTGTATGGCTACTTTGTGGTCTTGGATGTGCCGGATAGCCGGTTCTACATCAGCGACCTGCTGGATGGAACGACGTGGGACGCCAACCAATATGCCGAGCGCACCATCGGGCAAGACCCGTGGGTGTCGATGTATGTGTCGTCCTACGGGCAGATTTGGCTGTTTGGTGGGCAGACCACGGAAGTCTGGTACAACAACGGCACCTCGCCGTTCCCGTTTGCGCCTGACCCCTCGGGGCTGCTGCCGTATGGCTGCGCGGCCCCGTATTCCGTGCGCGAGGCCGGTGACCAGATTGTGTGGCTGGCGACGACCTCCAACGGCGGGTATCAGGTGATGGCGGCGAAGGGGTTCAACCCGCAGCGCATCTCGACGTATGCGCTGGAGAACACCATCGCCAGCTATGCCACGGTCGATGACGCCTACGGCGAGACCTACAACGACCTTGGTCACATGTTCTACCTGCTGACGTTTCCGACCGAGCAGCAAACGTGGTGCTATG